TAAACGTAATTCAAGAGGCTAAATTTAAAGGTAAAATTATTGTTTACCATAGTGGTACAAGATACCGTAATGAACATGAATATTGGAATAGAGTATTTAATCCAATTGTTCACAGATGCATTACAGACCAAACAGAGTTTATGGAGCTAGGCGCAAAGGGTATTGAATACTTAGCACCTCATACCGATTTAAAGCCAACAGAGAAACGCAAAGAGGGCAAACTTATAATTGGTCACTATCCAAGTAATGCACTTGTAAAAGGCACGAAAGAGATTAGAGAAATGTTAGAGCCGTTTAAAGATAACTTTGAGATTCGTATTGATGAAACTATCATACCGAATGAAGAGAATCTAAAACGTATTGCTGAATGTCATATTTACGTTGAGTTGTTTAAACCTGAATTAAACGGTAAACCATACGGATGTTTTGGAGTAACTGCATTTGAGGCTACTGCTTTGGGATGTGTGGTTTTAACAAATAATTTACATGAATCAATATACACTAATATTTATAAGCATCAACCTTTTTGTATTGCAAATGATAAGGCAAGGTTTCAAAGGTTTATAAAGCTATTTAAAAGTTATAATAAAATGAATGATATATCTACCTTTCAAAATAACCATTCAATCGAATCAACTGGAAAAAGAATACTAGACTTAATAAAATGAAAGCACTAGTAACAATAATAATACCTTATTCAATTGATAGGGGATTCTTAGACGTAGCAATTGAAAGCGTTAAAAAACAAACGTATCCTAACATTGAGTTGTTAATACAGAATGACAATGTTAACGTTTCAACTAACATAAACAACGGGATTAAACGTGCGAAAGGTGAATACATTAAGTACCTATGTGAAGATGACTATTTAACTCCTAACTCTATTACTGATAGTGTAAAAGCAATACAAGGATTTGATTTTATTCATGGGGTTGCTAATAATATTCATGGTGCATTTACTCAAGTGCAGAAACCAAGGATAAACCATCCTAGCATTAACGATATGCTAACCAATAACGTTATCCATGGAGGTACTTTGATGTTTAGAAAGGATGTATTTGATAAGGTTGGATTGTTTGATGAGTCGTTAACTTGTGCTGAAGAATACGAACTTAACTTAAGATGCTTAGATTTGGGGTTAAAACTAGGATATTCTGATAAGATTCTATACAATTACAGACGACATGATGCTCAAAAGAGTTTAGGTAAAGGAATTAACCAAGGTGAAAGAGCATTAAAGATACAATCGATTAAAGATAAGTATAAAAGACTGCCTATAATAGTAGGTATTGCAACGTTTAAAGGTCGTGAAGAGTTATTAAAACGTACAATAGATTCATTAGACGGTCAAGTTGATAAGATAATTATCTACGACAATGAAGTAAATAAGGATTTAACAGATAACGGTAAGTTTTACGGGTTGAAATATTCAAGAAAACCGTCTTATTATTTCAGTTGTGATGACGATATTATCTACCCTCCTAACTATATTCAACATACTATCCAAGCAATTGAGAAATATGGCTGTATTGTAACGTATCACGGTAGGAAGTTAAAAGGGTTAGGATTAAATTACTACTTAGGTCATGATGCTTATAGCGCTTTTAAAAACGTTTCACAAGATATGCAAATAGATATTGCTGGAACGGGAGTAACTGCGTTTAAAACGTCTTATTTTAATCCTATAGATTTAATTAATTCACAATATAAAAAGATGAGTGATGTTATATTTAGCTTAGAGGCAAAGAAACAAAACAAAAAAATACAGATAATAACACACGGCCAGGAGTGGATAAAAGAACAACGTACAAAAATTAATATTCACACAGAACAAATTAAGAACTCACAAACACAAACGAAATTATGCGACGAAATACTGAGATTGAAGTAAGGTTACCAAAGACAATTAACGATTTAAGAATAAGACATCTTAGAGCGTTTAGCGATGAGTCATTTAAAGCTGATAGTATCACACTAAATGCTAAAGTAATATTCCTAGCTAATATATCTTTGGTATCAGTTGGTCAATTAATGACTATACATCATGAACGTATTACAGAAATGTTTAACCATTGCATGGGGTTGTTTGCTGATTACAAACTAAACGGTAACCCGAAAGACTTTTTAACTATTAACGGTATTGAATACCAAAGAGTAGATATTAAAAAGGTTGGTATTGGCTATCACATTGATTGTAGTAAGTCAGACTTTGACAAAGACCCAGTTAGGTTAGCATGTATTAATTACATTCCAAAAGGAACTATCTATGGTGAATTAGATGAGAATGAAAATCTTAAATATCCAATTGCATCAAGATATGAGGACTTTAAAGAACATTTTAAGATGACTGATTTTGTAGAGTTGCACGCTTTTTTTTTGCTCAAAGTATGGAGCTTAATCGACAGTTATACGGAGAAAGAAAAGATAGAAAAGAAGTTAAAAAGAGTGTTGAGAATATTTGGGAGTGGCACGAAATAATCATATTCCTATCAAAAGAGTTAAACGAAAATAGAAAAGATATCGTAAAAATGAATATCTTTACATTTAATAACTGGTTAAACTACTTTACTCAAAAATTGAAAAAGGAAATAGCTGAAACAAAAATGATAAAGAGAAGATGACAGAGGGTGAAATCTTGCAAAGTTTAAATGCTGGGAATGTTAAGAGTATTCTTGACAATAAGCCTAACAGTCCTTTATCTTTATTATTGCAAGAACTTACACAAGGAGTAATTGACGACCTTAGAAAAGCAATTAGCACTAGAGGAATAGATGCAAGTAGAAACCTATCACAAGGAATAAAACCAACTAAAACAATATATAGCGGTAAAGCCGTAAGTGTTGGAATAGAGATGGATTTTTATTGGAAGTTTGTAAATTATGGAGTGAACGGTACGGAAGTTTCACACGGTGCGCCTAACTGGGGAAGTGTTCAAAATACTGGAGTTTCTTTTCATGATTCAATTAAAAATTGGGTAGCTCAAAAGGGTATTGCTTTACCTGATTCTTTTGGTTCTTATGATTCATTTGCTTGGGCAATACAAACATCGGTAAAACGAAAAGGACAAAAACCAAAACCATTCTTTGAAGATGTTATCAATGAAAGTTTAGTAGCAGTATTAAAAGCACCAATACAAAGACTACTAGGCAAATCAATAAAATTAAATATTATTTCACCATGGCAGTAACGATAGCACAAAACGCTCAAAAATATACACCGTCTGATAACCCGATTATCTTCACGTGGTATTCTAGTGAATATTTACAAACTAATTTCAGTTATATTGTAGATGTTTACATTAACGGTACACTAGATTCAAGACAACAGATATTTGTTGAGCGTGGTGGTGGGTATTCTCACTTTGATTGTAGCGAGATTGTACGTACTTATGTAAGCACTCCGATAATTGGAGGTTCTAGTGTTGTAAATGATGCTGGAATAAGTGTTGAAGTTTATCTTATTGTCAGGGAGTTTTACGGTGCTACTCCGACATTGCACGCTAATGAGACAACTAACACTATAAACGCTTTTAAATCGAGTCTAAGCAATGTAGAATTTGATTCATTTGATTATACAGACTTTATAATAAGTGGAACGGCTAAAAGATTTTTAACTGATTCACCAAATGACTTATACATTCGAGAGGGACAAGATTACTACCTTACTATTATAGCTGATGAGATACTAGACCAAGGATTACAAGTTACATTTTATGATGAGAATGATAGTGTAATAACTTCTTTTGATTATACAGACGGAGTTTCAACAGATAAAATTTATCAATACAATCTAAATTCAGATAACTACGTTTCAACATTAACACAAGGAGTACTTGATACAGTTAAGTATTTAGACATGGTTATTATAGATAATGGAGGCGGTGAACTTTCTGAAACAAAAAGACTGTATTTAGATAGGGGTTGCGATTACGGTGCTGAATTAATTTGGTTAAATAAGTACGGAGGTATTGACGTATTCAACTATTCACACAATTTAATTAGAAGTTCAGATGTAAACGGTAAGCAATACGAGAAACAGTATGGAGGTTGGGTTGATGTAACCTACACACTAGACAGTACTAATAGTGGGATGCACTCGTATTTTAAGACTGCAAATGATAAAGTTACTTTGGTTAGTAGTTACATTAATTCAGCTACTCAAAACTGGCTTGTAAATAGTGCTTATATCAGTCCTTTGGTTTACTTCTTTGATTCTATTAGACAAATGTGTAGTATCAACGGGACTGCATACAGTGAGTCACAAGATAGATTTATTGAAGAAACTACAGAAATTGTAGAGTTAGCATTGCCAAACATGAGAAAATCAGTAATAGTATGATAGGGTTATTAATTGTTGACGGTACGGAATTAGATTTGAGTGAAAGAGTACCTTTCCCATTAAACTATTCTATTGCAGATGCCAAAGAGCCACAGAAAAGAAAGCGTAATTATTCCAAAGAAATAGTACTCCCTGGCACACAAAAGAATTTAAGTTTTTTTTCGTCTACTTATCAACTAGCATTAAGTACTTTAAACGGTACATCTACAGTAGGTTTTAATTATGATCCTACTATTCGTGTAAGTGCAAAGTATTACAACGGTGGGGTGCTTATTTTCGATGGTTTAATTCGACTAAATGAGGTTGCTATTAATAATGGTGACTATTCTTTTAAATGTACGATGTTTTCTAACTTTATTGATTTATTCATGAGTTTAGGAGATAGGAAAATTAGCGAGTTAGGTTGGTCAGAATACACACACATATTAAGTAGAACAAACGTAATAAACTCCTTTGATACTTCGGTAATAGTTAACGGGGTTGCAACATCTAACTTTTCAGGAGGTTTACCAATGGGATTTGGTTACCATTACGGCTTAGTTGATTATGGTTACTCAAGAGTTTCACCAAAGACATTCAGCACAACTGACTTAGTTCCTATGGTATACTGTAAGGAAGTAATGGACAAATGCCTAGAATTGTCAGCAAGCAATATTACATACAGTAGTAACTATTTAAACAGCGCTTTATTTAAAAAGGAGTTGCTAGGTTTTGGAGGTGGTGAAAAGGTAGCGTTAACTGCATCGGAGGTTGCTAATAGACGTGTGAATATTACAGCAGAATTTAACAATGTAAAAAGTTTTAACCATTACAGTAAACAAGGTAATATTTACAAGTATTTAGTATCTACATCTGTAAGTTTATTGGCTGATTGGGATGGATGTACTCCGACTTTAATTACTGATAATTTTGACCAATTTTTCTTTGACCATAACAATACTGCAAACGGTTTTTTTCAAGGTATAAATGTACGTAAACAAGGACTTTACAATATGAACGCTAGTTTTCCATTACGTATTGCATTCGATAATTTTGGAAACCAAGTTTATACGGGCGGTTTTATAAATGTTAGATTCACAACTTATAAGAACGGTTCTGTATTAGATACCTATCTAGTACAACAAACAAGTTTAGCGACATTAAACCAAACTTTTACTTATGATTATAACGTACAGTTAAATGCTGGTGACGTTATTTACTTTGGTATACAAGTTTATGCAGACTTAACACTTACACAGACTGCTCCCGCTGTTTCTGTAAACAATCCTTTAATTATTACAATAGAAAATAACCCAACAGATTTCACACTAGACTTCACAAGTGTACAAACTTCTTTACAAGATGGTGACCCCGTAGATATATCTAGGTTCATTCCTGATATGAAAGCAAGCACATTCTTTGAGGCGCAAATCTTGAAAGCTAATCTATATTTTAGCGACCCTAATAAGTTGGGAGTTGTGAAAGTAGAACCGTTGTCAGACTTTTATCTAGATACCGATACATTTTGGGACATTACAGATATTGTAGACCACAGCAAAGAAATAACTATAAAGCCGTCTTCATCAATTGAGGGCAAAGTATACAAATTTCAATGGTTAAACGACAACGATTATGACAATACATTATACCGTTCATACTTCGATATTAATTATGGTGACAATTGGTATGTTGTACCTAGTACATTCCAAACTGGTGAAAGAGTTTATCAGTTGCCTTTTGCTCAATCAATACCAACAGACGAAGTGTTCCCATTTGTAGCGCCTCGTATTATTTCATACGACCCTTTAACAGATATTAAAAAGCCTTACAAAGGAAAAGCAAGATTGTATTTATGGAATGGTTTAAAATCGGGTTCATGGAGGTTAAAAGATACTATTGGAACTGGCAAAACAGACTTAAATTCATATCCGTGTGTTCATCATTTTGATAACTTTGAAAATCCTGCATTCGATTTGAACTGGGGTTTACCTATTCTTTTAAATTACAATGCTACAAGCGTAACGAGTGACAACTTATACACTAGATATCACGAAAGATTTGTAAAAGAAATAACTGGAAAGGATAGTAAGATAATTACTTTATACGCTAGAATCACAAACGCTGATATTAATAAGCTAAATTTTGCAAAATTAATAATGATTAACGGAGTCTTATTTAGATTGAATCTAATTAGTGACTTTGATAGCAACGTGACAGATAGTACTAAGATTGAACTTGTTAAAATCATAGAGGCAAGCGCAACGGCTAGCGGAATACTATCAACTTATGAAGAAATGACATATTTAAAATCATCAATGTTGACATCACCAAATGGCGTAGGAATAGATACAAACGTTATTAACGGAGGTTTTAACGATACATTACAATATTCACAAATACAATATACAAAAACAAATGGATAGTTTTAGCAGAATAGTAATTAAACAAGGGGCGGGAGTGCCAACAGTCCCAGCAAGTGCAGACCACAGAAACGGCGACTGGATAGCTACCGATATTTACGAGGGTGAATTTTATTTAGATACTGATAATGGGTTGACGTATACACGCAGTTCTACTGGTATAACCTTTGCTAATGGAAAGCCGTTAACAAAAGAGTATAGAGCCTTAATATCACAAACTGGAACAAGTGCGCCATCTCTTATAGAATTTGAAAATACAATCGGTGCAATTGTATGGACTAGAATAGCCGTTGGAAAATACGTAGGTACATTAGGAAGTGCTTTTACTATTAATAAAGTAGAGTGTTATTGTGGCACTCCTATGGTTGATGACAGGGTTTATAACTTTTATAGAAAGTCAGCAAATGCAGTTGAATTATACACGTATGAGGCTGGTGTTTTTGCTGATGCTATTATAGATAATTTATCAATTAAAATAACTATAAACTAATGGCTGAAGAAATAGTATTTAAAACCACCGTTGATACTGGCAATAGTGTCAGTGCAATTAACAACGTAGATAAAGCGTTAAAGGAAGTAGACCAAACCGCTAAATCAACTGGAACGGATGTAAACAAAGCATTTGACGACCTTAATAAAAAGGTTGAAAGTGGGGAGTTGACAGTACGACAATTAACCAAGGCCGTAAAGGAATATACAACTATTGCAATACAAGCTGGAGCAGACAGTCCAATAGGTCAACAGGCGATTAAACAAGCTGGGGAGTTAAAGGATAGGTTAGGAGATTTGCAAACTCAAATTAATGCAGCCGCTAATGATGGTCGAAATATGCAAACGGCTCTTC